ATCTTTTGTTTTATTATATACAGATTGAAAAGTTTGTAAACCAACTCTTAAAACTTTAGCGACAGGTCCAGGTGTAATACCAGTAGCTAAAGTTCCACTGTATTTTCCTTCAATACCTTTTAAATAATCTATAGCTCTATCAACAGCTGTTTTTACTTTTTCAGGTGTAGCAGATAAAATAGTACCTGCAACTTCTCCTGTAGTAATACCTTCAAGAGCTGCATTAGTTCTTACTCTTGATAATAAAGTTAATATAGCTTTTGCTGTTTGAGCTTCACCAGATCTATTAATAAAATCAGGATCTACTTTACCGTCAAGAATACCAACAGACATTTGAATATCTTTTATAGTAAGATTTGGTTTTAATTTATATTGAAAATTATTACCAACTCTTATGTCTGTTTTATCAAAAAATAAATCTAATAATTTTCTAGGTAACTTTAAAGGTTTACCACCAACTTTTATTTTTACTTCAGGATTTTTTAAACTACCAACAACCTCTACATTTGTATTAGCTTTTAATACACCTAAAACAGTTTGAGCATTTCTTAATATAAATCTTTGTATGTTACTTGGGTTGTGCTTGTCATTTATGTTTAACTTAGGATCAGTAATTACTTCTACTGGAATATTTAATTCTTCTGCTAAAATTGGTGCAGAAACTTCTTCATTTAATGTATTTAAATCACTAATTTCTATTGTTTCAGCACTTTGTATTTTTCTTCCAAGTTCTGATTCTTGTATTGCACCTACTGTTTGACTTTCTAAAACTTCAGCTTCAGGTCCTTTACCAAAAACATTTATAGTAGGCGTTACAGTTTCTGTTGTAACGCTTTCTACAGTTTGTACAGTTGATGGATCTGCAACTTGTTGTGCTCTTTCATCATCTAAACTTGTAGTTTTACCAGCTTCTGCTAATCCCTCTTGCCCTCCGTATAAACTAGCTGCTTTTGGAGCTATAGTGTTTGTTACAAAAGTACTAAACTGAGCTTCGTTAGGATCAAACCTTTCCATTATACCCGTAAACTCTGCATCAACAAAAGCTTGTGCGTCTTCTGGTGTTACAGTACCTTTACCAGGACTATAACCTAAAGCAGATAAAGCTATAGATCTATATTGATCTAAAAGAGTTTCAACATCTTTAGCTTCTAAATTATCATAATTACGTGCAAGTTCATTTGCTGTAGATTTATCTTTTGCAGTTACAACAACCTCATCTAACGCTATTTCAGCTTGTGCTTCCCCTTTATCAGCTAAAACTTCAGCTTCTATTTTTTGATCCGCAGTGGGTTTTGCAACACCAGACATAAACATTGATAGAATAATAGGTGTTTCAGCAGTTACTTTTGAACTAGCTTGTTCTTTAATTTCATTAATAGCATTTTTATCTGCTTCATATTTTTCTTGAAAACCTTTTCTAGCCGCATTAAATTCTTCTTGAGTAATCTCTTTATTTCTAAATTTCGTTAATAAAGTACCAAATTGATCTAGTGTAGAGTTAGCTGACTTTCCTAGTTTATTTATTGTGTTTAATTCTTGATCAGTTAAAACATTTACTATTTGATTATTTCTACCTATTTCAACTTTAACTTTATTTTCTAAATTAAAAGCCTCTGCTTCTATACCAGCTTTTACAGTTGGATCTTTAGTTTGAGCTGCTTTTTTTCTTAAACTACCTATTTTTTCTAAATCATTATTTAGATTTTGTGTTTGCTCTATTGTTCTAATATTTGATGAAGCTTGTATTTGTGGAGTATCGGCTGTTCTTACAGTACCAGCTGTAGCAATACCAGCACCAGAAAAAAATCCTTGAACGGCAGCTTCAGTACAATCGCCTAAAGCAGCGTTTCTAGCTGCTTTCATAGCGTCTTGCTTGTTTCCAGTTTCACCCAACACACGGTTATATACCTCAATCTCACATTGACCAAACTCAGTAATACTTTCTGCAACTCCAGTTCCTAATAAACCTGTTAACATTTTACCTTTACTTCCTTTTGGTTTAAATATACTTCCTAGTATTTTTGTAAAACCAAAATATTCTAGAGCTGACATAGCTGCGGCTCTTCTAATAGGACCACCAGTTTCGTCTAAATTTTGTTCAACAAGTTCTTCTAAAGTAATACCAAGTCTAGCTGCTTTACCTTCATTGTATTCCATCCAGTTTTGAGCAGCAAAATCAAAAAAGTAACCAGATCCTAATGTTAGTGCTCCATAACCTACAGAACCTACCGCACCTATTATAGAACTTAAAACACCACCAGCTGCTCTACCAAACTCTCCTTTACTTAAAGCGTCAGTAATATTTATTGTACCTCTAAAAGAATCTACCTCTTTTTTAAGTTTTTCTAAATTTTCTTCAACTTCTTTATCGCCTATACCTTCGTAAATCCACTTATCAGGCAGTTCTCCTGCGTCTCCAAAAATACCTTCATAAATTCTAGACGTAGCAATATCCATACCTGCTGATTCTCCAGAATAAAACGAACCTACTTTATTTAATTCTTTAGCAGAGTTCATAAAAGCATTTTTTATACTTTGTACTACACTCATTTTTCTACCATCTTCAAATGGTATTAACTCTTCATCTAATTTTAATCTTTGTTCTATTAAATTATTTCTTAAATCAAAAGAAGCTTGTGTTATAAAAAAATCAGGATTACCTAATTCTTTTATTCTTTTATCAATTAATTGTCTCTGTTTTATTTTTTCTAAATAAGGTTCATTATTTTTTTCTAACCATTTTCCAGCTGGTGTTAATCCTGCTGTAGTTATATCTTCATTTTCTTTTAAAGAAACTGTTTGTTGATCTTCAGGTTTTAATACAACTTCTTCAAGTTCTATTGGTCCTGCAGCATCAACCTCGGCCTGTGCTAATTCTATTTGCTTTTTTTCTTCAGCTACAATATTTTCTCTTTTTTTAACCTCTTCACCTACTTCTTGTATTGATGAACCTGGTTTTTGCTTAGTACTAACTTTTGTATAACCTCTTTCAGCAATAAAATCATCCGCACTGCCTTTATACTTTTCTTTATTAAGTATAGCTTCTATTTGTTCTAGAGTATATTGCTTACCGTTTAATTCGTACATATTATTTGATTATGGTAAAACTACTTCTTCTTGTACTTGTTCTTCAACAATTTCTTCTTGTGGTTGTTCTGCGTTTTTAGGTTTTGGTTCACCTAAAGGAAATTTATTTCCTATTTCAGTTTCTAAAAACCATTTTTTATAGTTTTCTTGAAATTTTTGTTTTTCTTTATCGTTTAAAGCTGTAGCTGGTTTTAAATAATAACCTGTAACTTCAGCCAATATATTGTTGTTAAAAGCTATTGCTTGATCTGAGCTTTGATAAGATCCTAATATACCAGCAGATATTTTATTTAATTCAATATTAAACGGTAAACTATTACCAATTAACTCTTTATCTACCATGTAAAAATCTTGTACCATGTTGTTACCTATATCTTCAGCTTTTAATTCTACTTGACCTTTTGAATCTTTTTTCCTATATGTTTCAGTAACACCACCTGTTAAAACAGGTACTTCTGCTTTTTCCTCTTGTTCAAATATTTCAGGATTAGTCATTTTAAAATTATTATTATCTTCAGAAACATCGGGTATAGAAACAAACATGTCTTGGTTTTCAGACAGGGTGTTTAATTTGTTTAAATAAATTTTTTCTACAAAACCTTCATCGTCATAAACGTTAAAAACTAGTTTATTAATATTGTTATCTTCAGCAACTATATCCATTTTACCTTTTAAGTTTCCAGATAAAACATTCATACATTTATATCTACTTTGAGGTGTACCCATTAAATCAACACCGCCCATTAATCCAGCTTTTTGTACTACTTCATTCCAAGCCTCTACGTTACTAGCTATATTTTCTAAAGATAATCTTATTGTATCAACACTACTAACTATATCATCAGCATATTTTCTAGCATACGCAGGATTATCACTAGTGTTGTTTTGCAAAGCTAACTGTATATCAGAATAAGTTTTAACAAAAGGATCATATAAAGCTGCATAATCTATACTTTCTTGTTTAGAATCATCATAACCTAATTGATAGCTCATTTCAGATTGTTGTTCTGAAACTTTATATTGGTTCTCTTCATTAAGGCGTTTGTTTTCTAATAATTTTTCTTTTAAACCCATTATAAATATTTGTTTACTATTTTAATCCTTTTTCAATTAAAGCGCCACCTATATCGCCAAATACACCGCTAATAGCATCTGATCTATCCTTTGAAGATCCATACTCTCTTTCTTTAGCTTTATTTGATTGACCTCTTAAATAATCAAGTTTACTATTATCTCTAGCTTCTTGAGCTTCAAATTTATATGCTCTACCTTGTGCTTCAGCGCTTTGTATTCTTTGGCCTTCAGATATTTGTATACCTTGTAATCTTCTTTGTTCTGCTATTTCAGCTTGTTGTAAGTATTGCTCTCCTTGCGCTCTAAGCTTTTCGTTAGCAGCTTCTTGCTGTTCTAAATTAGCGGCAACACCTCTTTTACTTTGTAAAGCCGCTTGCGCTAAAGCTGTAGCACCGCCTGCGCTTGCGCCAGTAGCCCTTAAAGTATCAAGTGTGTTTGCTAAAGCAAAATCTGTTTGTTCCATTTGTATTTCAGAACTTTTTGTAGCAACACCTAAATTAGCATATGGATTACTAAGTTTACCAGTAAGATCTTTAGCTAAACTACTTAAATCTTTAAAATTATCATAAGGATTAATAACTGATTGACGTGTTTTTTCTAATGATGCCATTTGTGCGTTAGCTCGTCTTCTATCAGCAGCAGCTGCTCTCTGTCTTCTTCGAGCTCCACCACCTTTAATCAGGCCTCCTACTAAAGATGCACCAATACCTACTGCTAAAAATGGAAAAGGCATAATATATATTTTATTTTGTTAGACATATTTTTAATTTTAATATGATGATTCTACTGTATCGCTTGATACTGCAAATAATTCTCTTTTTTTGTTTATAGAATTATCTAATGAAAATTCTATTGTGTTAAAAAATCCTTTAACACCTGTAACGTTATTGCCAAAAACTACTTCACCAGCCGTAGCAGAAGAATTATTTAGTATGTTAGCAAAATATTTATTTTCTTTTTTCTTAAAACTATTTGTAAATAGCTCTGTGCTATAATCACTTAATGACGTTGGTTGCACATATTTAGATATTGGTACTTGGCCTACATCACCTGAGCTAGCTATTATACTGTTAGCTGTCCAGTCATTAGTACCTTCATAATTTATAGTTTTAAACACTTTAACAGTAGATGGTTGAGCGTTTAATACAACTTTAACTGTTGATGGAAAAACTTGATCATAAAACCTAGAATAAGCGGCTGATCCATAATGTTGATATAGTTTACCTGAGTTAGTTGTAAAAAATGTAGATGATAAACTAAATATCCAAGATGGTTTAAAGCTTAATCTACTTGTCCAGCCTTGTACAGTTTCATCAAAAGATAATGTATTAAAACTACCATCAGTGTTTTGTATAGATAATATATAGTTTTTAGTGTGCATATCCCAACCACCTCTAATTTTACTTACATTGGCGGCTAATGCATCTCTAAAAAAGTCATGCATACCATAACCTGATATTTCTACTATTTCACCAGCAGTTGTTAACCTTAACACACAACCTCTTTTTCTGTCTGTAAAATATTTTCTATGACCATATATAGCAAAACTATACGGATCTGTACTAATACCATACTCTCCTTTATAAGGAACTATTTGACCTATGACTTGTTGGCTAGAAGTAACTGTGGCGTTGCCTTCTGCAGAGTAAATAGCATCTTTATCTATTAAAGCTCTGTTAACCTTGTCTTCTTGGAAAATAATTAAATTAGTATCTTCTGCGTATAGCTTTTGTATAGAGCCATGAACTGGATCTACACTTCTAGTTATATCTTCGCCAACTGAAAATACATTAGTTTGATTTATACCTGTTCTTGAATTAAAAACTCCAGAGTATATCAATGTATTAAACCTGTGTTGGTTTTTAGGGTTATCTTCTACTATATGTGCTTTAACTCCTAAATCTGTTATAGTGTTGTTATAACCACCTCTTATCCTAGCTTCTTCAACAAACCAGTCATTAGTATTATCATTAGCATAAGCTTGAGGAACGTTTGCATAAGGTGCTGTAGGTTGCGGATTTGCATCTACAACATTACTTAACTTCTTCACCCAGTAAGAGTTAAAATATTTTAATTCTAAAGTAGCGCCCATATTCTTTTATTATCACTTATTTTTTAATATTATTACAACCAACCAACAGCGCCAGGCATAGGCTGAGCACACGTGCTAAAACCGCCTTGACAAGCTACAGCTCTAGCACCAGAGCATATATCATCAGCAACTTCTGGACTAATTTTTACACCATCAGTTCCAAACCTTGCTGAAACTTTAATTTGATCAAATGGTTCAGACGTTTGCGTATCTGTTGTAAATGTTCTATATTCGTTTGAGCTAGGAGTAACAGGGCTAGCTAATTGAACATTGCTGTAAAATAAATCTACATACTGTGCATAAGGCATAGGTGCATAATAAGTCGCTGAATTTGTAGCAGCACCACAACTATAGTTAGTTTGAGCAGAAGACACGCTATACTTATAAGATTTAGGTGTTCCACCGTCTGAAACCTCAGTTGCATTTTCTATAACACAATCACTATAGTATAAGTCATTAGAATTAACCCAAGCACAAACAGCATCAGCGTTTACAACCGCTTGTTGTGTTATTAACTCTGTAGCACAAACAGCATATTCACCAGCTTGATCAAAGGCAAAAGCTGCAGAAGCTTGTTTACCTACTGCATCAGCAGCGTTAAATGTGCTATTTATAAGCTGACCACTAACACCAGGCGCGCCCATATTGTCATTGTTAAAGTCGGCTATTGTGTTCCAAGTATTAGTTCCGTTTGGATCTCTATAAAATACTTTCCATATTACAGTGCTTTCTGTTCTAGGAACTAGACCTGTGTTATTTGTAAAAGCTTGCTGTATTATACATTGAAAAACTACTGTACCCTGAGATAAAGCATTACCTATTTTAAAACCTCCACCTTGCGAAAAGCCTGATTGAGCTGCTGTAGGTGTTATTGGTAAATCGTTAGAAGCTAAAGTACTATCGCTTAAATACCAAACACCAGATACAGGGGTTTGATTTATAGGTGCTGTAAGCTGGTTTGTAGCTGGATTACCAGCACTACCTACAGCTCTACAACTTGATTTAGAACCTGAATTAATAGCAGTAGCACCTACTGTTACTTTCTGTGTTTTTGTTACATTAAGACTTCCAGTTTGAGCAACGCCATTTAATACAGCGTCTTCTATTTTTAACGTTAAGTTATAAACGCCTATAGGTGTTGAAGCTGATTTAGTTATAACACCTGTTGTACTTGCTATTGCAAAATAATTACCAGTATTTCCACCTGTTATACTATATTTTAAACCTACTATACTATTACTATTAGAACCGTTATTACCATCTCTTGTTACTACTGCTGTAGCAGATGCACTAACAGTTACGTCTGGTAAGCTTGCGCCTGCTGTAAATTCAGGTGCAATGTTACTTAATGATCCTGTTTCTGTTATCGTGCTACTGTCATTAGAAGTTGTAGTAAAATTAAATGTAAAAGTGTACACCTCTTTTGTAGCTCCATCTGTGCCAAATACAAACTGGTTGTTTGCTGTTTGTATTTTATATTTAGTATTACCAGAGCTAAGAACCATTTTAAAATCACCAGTAAAGCTAGTTGTAAACGTAGCACCATCGTAGTTAATACTTCCAGAAGCTCTTTGAGCACCAGTTCCGTCTGTAACAGTCATTGTCAATGTAGAAACTCCAGTTGGTGCTATAGCAGCGCCTTGGTTGTTTAATCCTGTAAACTCTTGTGTTACATCTGTTGATGCAGCCATGTTCTCGTTTTGAGAATATGCTAGTGGCGACAAAGCCGTTACTCCATCAAAACCTGTTTCTATATCAGCGTTTAAATCTGCTATTAATCCAGTCGTAGTAGTTTCATAAAACAACTGTAATCTACTTTCAACTGGTTCTGTTTCAGCTATAGATAAATGCGGAACCATACTTGCAGATAAAACTCCTAAATTAGTTGTTCCAGCGTTTGAAGTTGCTAATCTAGCTATCAGAGGGTTTGTTTCTATTTGATAAAAATCGTTATCACTGCTTATATCGTCTGCAGCCATTTTAAGATCTCTAGCGTCACCTATTGTATCCGCTGTTATTGCTAGAGGTAATACTTGTGTACCGCTTGTATTTATAGGAAAATACTGCACATTGTCTGTTGCAGTGTTATTTACTCTACCATATAATCTTATAGAACTTCTAAATTGTTTTTGTTCTGGCCCAACTTCTGATAAATCTCTAGGTATTTTATTTATGTTGTCGTTTAATAACACAACATGTGCTGTTTTATTGTTTTCGTTAGAAGGATAAACTACAGTACCTTGAGAGGTAGGGTAACCATTTAAAAAACCAGGTAAATAACAGTTGTAATAATCTTGCTCTTGTTGTTTTACTACAACCTTGTATGAATACCAACCTAAAGTGTTAGGCAAAGTATAAGCAAACTTTACATCTGGATTATTTATTAAAGATCTTAAATATAAACTTTCGTTAACTTGACCATCGGTTGTTATTGTATAGTTAGCTCCAACATTTGACACGTTAGTGACTTTTACAAAATCTACAAATTGACCTCTTAAATAAGAATTTACAGTTGGAACATCTGTTTGACCAGATGCTAAAGCAAATGTATATGTATTATTGTTAATTGTTGGGACTGTTGCGCCTGTAGTATTAAAACCGTTACCTATAGATTCAGCGTATAGACCAGGTTCTCCAGTTATTGAACTAGCAGTACTTGTTATAGACTCGTTTACAACAACTTTTAAAGCATCACCAAACCACTCTTTTAAATTTTGTACAGCTGAGCTATATGGGTGATATATAGTAGATCCGCCAAAAAAAGTACTACCTTGTGTTGTTCCTGAGTCTACAGAAGACAATATAACAGATGATTGTCTACCATACTTATCTGATAATATAAAACCTACTTGATAATTTCTATTTTGTTTTAAGGTATGGTTAGGATATTCTGACCAAGTTGTAAAAGCAGTAGGACTTTTTAAATTAGCTGTAACATTATAATTTATATTAGCTGGAGGTGTATGCTTATTTTGAAAGTTAGCGTACATTACTCTATTACCTGAAACTTCTTGACCTAAAGCTCTTACTGGTACCCTATCATATACTCTAACTGTTTGTCTTTCAGGTAAAGTTTTAAAAGGTTTTCTTGATTGATAATCGTAAATTAAAAAATTATCAGTGCCGTCTAAAGCAGATATTTTAACTGTGTCTACAACTTTTACAGCTAAAGCATCAGACTCTTTATATAGTATATCTATTTCTTTTATTTTATAATTGTCGTTTGTCTGTATACCTAAATTTTCTTGTTTGTCGGGTAGTGGTATAATTAACTGTACGTTTTGAACGCCGTTTTGCATAAAATCTAAAACTGTACTTCTATACGCGGCATCTTCGTTGTCTTCTAAGAAAAAACCTTTTTGTTGTGGAATAAATGCAGGTTGTGTAAAAGGTGCCATTATAGAGTATTCATTGTCATCGAACTTAAATCTATAACTAAACCTTACAAATAAGTCTTGTAGAAAATCAGGATCACCAGGCCAATCATTGCCATCATTAAAATCAAAGGTAATATCTTTACCTGTCATTGTTGTTTCTAAAAAAGTTACAGTATATGTTGCTAGTATTGCATTTGCTGGCGCAGCATTAACAGTTATAGTAGTTCCAGATATATTAGTCACATATATATACTCTTTAGCTTCTACTTTAGGAGTGTTGCTAGCGTCTACAGCTATAACAGACATGCCTTTTTTAATGTTAGCGTTTGCTTGTGCTAAAGTTATTGTTGTTCCAGATGATGTTGCTCCTGTTACCTGTACAGATTTTAACAGTTTAATAGGATCATAAGGGTTATATTTAGCTACTGATATTTGATGCTCTTGAGTATAATAACCTAATGGTTTTGTTACGTTTATTTTTCTTGGTTGATTTAAATTGTCTGTAAAAAATAATAAATTTTCTACTAAATTAACACCTGTAATAGGATTAGCTTTATTAAAATTTAAAAAAGCACCTTCAACTAGTTTATTATAACTATTGTTTTTATACTCGTATATAAAATGCTGTGTATTATTGCTTAAAAACAAATATATAATATTGTTGTTATCATCTTCAAAATGACCTATAACTTCTAAACCAGCTATACCTAATGATGTAGCAGGTATTAAAGTGTTACCAAGTACATTTTCTAACGCACCAATATCACTGTCTTCAGATTTACCTACAGATATGTTCTGCGCATCACGATACTCACCATTAGGTATTAATCTATCGTCTAAGTCTTTATTCATCTTAGACTTTAGAAAACTGTTTTTAATTTCAGCCATATTTAATATTTAATCCACTTAGACTTGTTTCTCATAACTTGAACTATTTCTTCAAGTTTAATATTAGATAATCTAATTTTAGCATTTCTTAGCTTAGCGCTTCTTTCTTTTTTAAATCTTTGAACTATATACTCTTGTATACCTACGCTTGTTGAAAGTATAGCATATAATATGTGTGCATATAAAGCTTCTTCTGCTAGTTTAGGTATTTTAAAGTCTTCATTATAAGCATTACCATCAGATATATACTCTAATATTATTAATTTGTCTTTTAAATTGTTTGAAAAAGCAAATAAACCTTTTCTGTCATCTATAATAAACCAACCGTTTCTTTGACTTGTTTCTGGGTTTAAACCATATCTTTGGCCTAAAGCACCGTCATAATAATTTCTCCAGTAAACGTTTGCTACTTCATAATCATTTATATATGCTCCACTTATATTTCTTGGGTTATTACTGTCCCAACGCTCAGTGGTTTTTGAACTTCCTTCTAAGTTTGAAAATTGACTATCTTGTGTAGGAACACCATCGTTGTCTTGTATAGGTGTAGCATACGGCCTTAATGTTAATAAATTAGCTGGATAAATAGTTTTTTGAACACCTTGATCATCAACGCAAGATATTCTAGTGTAGTTTACATAGTCTTGAGGTATTAATAACGTCAGATTTTCAGGAACAGTTAATTCTTGAGATCTTATAGTTTTTAATGTATCATAGCTAAACTCTTGTAAACCGCGCCTAGCATGAAATATAACATCATTTCTATTTACGCTATTTATTAGTTTTCCAGGTCCTACATATGCTATTAAAAAGTTATTTATTATATCTTCAAGCTTTGTATATTCATAACCACCATGTGTTTCCCAAAGCGTATCTTCGTTTAACTGTATTTTAATATACTCACCGGTTGTTAAACTAGAGTTTACCGTAATTATGTTATTTGCCTCGGTCCATGGGCTAGCAAACCTAAATGTTAGTGTAGTTGCGTTTGTAACATTAGCTGCTAAATTATTTACACAAGTAAAATTAGCATTACTATTTACGGTTTGTATAACGCCTATTAAAGTGTTACCATTTAAAACTGACATACCAGCTAATATATTATTATTACCTGGGTTTATACTTACTACTTTTTGACCAGTTACATTGCTACCAGCCGCAGCTAAAGCAGCTCCTGTTGTAGCTGTTGAATTAGGTGTTAATTCTGTCCAAACGTTAGCATCTGGGCTTGTAAATATTTTAAAATTGTTTAATAAATAATTATTATTTGCTGGATCTGAGCTACCAAATGTTAAATTTGTTTCAAAAGTACTAGTAAATGTCTGACCAACGCCAGTTGAAGCTATTGTAAACTGCTGACTTCCAGCGTAATATTGTGCGTTTGTTTCGGTTATCAAACCACCATTAGGTATAGACATATCTTATTAAGTTTTTTGATTTATATTTTCTTGTTGTATTTGACTAGCAGCTACCTGTATAACTTCTTGATTTTTAACAACTACACCTGCATATAAAAGTATTCTTAATATTAATTCTACCTGCTCACTCGCGTGCAACTCAAAGTTACATGAAGATGTAGGTTGAAAAACGTATTGAGCTCCAGAAGTAAAAGACCATATTGGAGGTATAGGTTTTCTAACATAAGTAACAGTAACGCCTGAGTTTATTTCATCAGGATATAATCTAATTAAGTTATTTGAATATGTATATATAGGATTTGTTGTAGTAGGTTTTGTAAGATTAGAACTTAATAAATGATATAGTTCGTGAGAGCCTACTCTCTCGGCTTCTTCTGTTGGCAAAGCACCAACTTGATATAATACTTGACCTAGTTTATGAAACTGTTTGGGATATAAGTTTATAACTATTATTTGGCCAGCTGTTGGTTGATTAGCTAATGTTAATGTAGCGCCATTTAAACTATAATCTGTCGAAGCTAATTCTATACCATTTACAAAAACATTTGTAATAGCATTAGAATTTGATAAAGATAGAGCGTCTCCAGTTAAAGTATATGTTAATCCAGGATTTGCAGCTGTAAATTGTTGTGTTGCTGATGTAACGCCTGAATATTGAGAAGGCAGTTTAAAATTTGGATTATCGTATGTAGCTGCAGCAGATGTTTTAAATATCTGTAATTTTTCATCTAAACTTACAACTCTATTAGAATAATCTACATCAGATTGTGGCACACGTAATTGTTGATTTAAACTATCAAAATATGTTTCAAATATTTCTAGTTGAGATTGAGCACCTATTTTATTAAACTCCAAAGGTGTCATATATCCTCTTTGTTCTTTGTTTAATATTAATAAAACGGTTTGATATACATTGTTTACGTTTATTGCCATTATAATATTTTATGTTAATAGTGCAAGGGCCACATAGTGACCCCTTCACTATATTATAGTTACACGTTATTGTAACTTTTTCTCTATTGTTTTAAATACTTCTACACCTTCATCAGTTTTAAACCAAGCCGCTAATGCTGAATAAGGGTTTTCATCAAAAGGAACTGTCATTAATTTTCTATCATTTGATCCCCAATGAAAAGTTCGTTGATCTTGTGAAAGTTTAATTATATTGTGCTCTGTAGCTCTTATAGCTGTATTTCTTAAACCTACGTTTTCATCATTAGCAATAGCCATAAAGTTTGCAGGATTTTTCTTAGCCATTAAAAGTAAATCTCTTTTTATTTCTTTAGAAGTCATACTTGCTACAGCAGAACCTTTTTCAACTCTTAATATTGCTTCAGCGTGATCTATGTCAAGATCTTTTGCTAAATTAAGAGCTTCTATTTCAGCGTGTATTTCATCTACTTCGTCTTTAGCAACAACTGTTGGTTCAAACTCAGTGTATATAGCACCTTTTCTTGGGTGATATAATGATAAAAGTTTTTGTAGGTTTTGTTTTTCTTTTGAGACGTTTAAAACGCCGTTTTCAAAAAGTATATGCCCCATTGTAGCTTCACCTTTTTGCTCATCAACAAATGGTGAGTTTTGATTAGTAGCATATCTTAGTTCTCTTTGTTCATTTTTTTTATCATCAAACCAAAGTAATGGATACCTTGTTGAGTGTCTTGATGCTAACCTATATGTTAAAGGAGATTCGTTGTGTAATAAAAAATATGTTCTATCTTTTATTTCCCATTTTTCAGAAGCGGGTACTTCTTGTTTTAATTTTGCCATAATATAATATAATTTAATAAAAATAAAAGGCTAGGCGCCGAAGCGCCTAACACTTTTAATAAAGTAATCTTAGTTTTTAAACAATACGAAGTTATTCGCAGCTTGTACAACAAGACATCTTTCAGATAAGAAGTTAACAACCATCTCATCGATTTCAGATGTAAACGCACCACCAGCAGTACCAGTGACCCAGTTTTTATATCTTCTATCGTCTGATTGCGAAGCTCTATATCTTACATGCAAGAAAGGTCTTCTAATGTTTGTACCTAAAACTTGGTCATAAACAGTTGAAGTTCCAGCTGGTACTAATACACCGTCAATGTTGTTGACAGCTACAGCACCTCTTGTTGAAGCATCGTTTAAATATTTCCAGCTAGTTTTATAAAAGTCATAAGAACCTCTTCTAAAACCAGAGAAACCTAAATTTAATGCCATGTCTTCAGAGTTTTCAAATAAACCATAAGCAACACCACCTGATAATCCAGATGAAATTTGTGCTAGCATATCATCAAATTCTAAATCCATATCTCTATTTAAGAATAACATGTTTTCTTCAATAGCTCCTTGAGTGTCAAGGTTTTTAAGTACTGAATCAAAATCAGAGATACCAGTTGCTCCAGCGAAACCGCTAAATACGTTACCTCTTGCTTCAATCGCAGCAAATAAACCTTCAGAACCATGTGCAACAGCGTTACCACCTGCAGCTGTAAAGCCTGGTACGTTTGCAGAGTTAGCAGCAAAGCTTTTTCCACCAGCACCTGTAGCTTTTTCAGCTTCAATCATTGCCATTTCTAAGTAATCATCAAATCTTAATCTTGTTTCAGACTCAGATTTTAAATACCATAAATAACCAGATGTTCCGTCCTCTGTAGCAACTTCTACCCAACCAATTTGTGCCATATCAGATCCATTGATAGCATATCTATCTTTGATGATGATCGGCTGGTTTGAAAATTGAGTAAACTGTGGCTCAACAGAAAAACTTCCACTTCCAGTACCTTTTGCAAATAAAGAACCATATACAAATAGTTTTAATCCGTTATTTGCGATACCTAATGTATCCCAGCTATTTAAAGAAAATGGATAACATGTTACGTTAGTAGTATTGTTACCTTGTACAGCTACAGCTCCTACAATACCTTTTATTGTTACTCCTGTAGTAGGGTTCATAACAACAATTGTGTCGTTAGGTGCAATAGCGTTTTGAATAGTTCCAGCGTTTGTTGGTATATTAAAAATATCAGTACCAGCACCTGGACCTACTAGATTTACGTTATCATAAGAGATGTGTAATCTGTTTTGTTCAGACCAAATAACTTGGTCAGATGTCATTGGCATTTCAGCGCCAACCATTCTTAAGAATCCAGATAAAGTTCTATTACCATATCTTTCAACTTCTTGCTCATATATCTCTGGAAGATATTGTTGAGCGAAATCATTAGCTCCACCATTGAAAGCTAAATAATTACTTGCTAAAGTTTGTTGTTTTGGGGAAGGTACGATCGACCCGAAAACTGGATTTATTGATCCCATAATAATTTAAAATTTTTAGTTGAATTTACGTGTTTTAATTTTAAGTTTTGAAGAATCTATACCACTAATAGCTCTTACTTTTAATCCACCAATAAATACATCTTCTGGAGCTGAAGCTCTAGCTTCTGTGCTTATGTTTTTAGATTTAGCAGCAAGATCTTTTACAGCATCGGCTTTACCTTGCTCATAAAAATGTTGTGCTATTGTATCAGCGTTGTTAGCAGCATATATAGCTTTATGATAACCATTAACGTCTGTAACATTTCCTTCTTTGTCTAAGAACTTCTTAATGGTGTTGGAAATATTAGACTGACTATCAGCAACTTCTTGAACATTTTTTATTCCATATCTAAACTTTTTTTCTCCTACAGAAAAATCAAAACCTTTGAACTCTGGGCCAAAATATTTTTTAGTATTAGACTTAAATGTTTCGTGTTGCTTTTCAGCTACTTGTTGATCTTCATTATAGCGGTTAAAAAAATCTACAGCTTCTTGTTGTTGTTTAGTAACACCGGGCCTCAACTTGACTTCCTGATAATACTTACTTTTTAAACCTTCAAGATGCTTTTTAGCTTTTGCAACCTCTTCTTTATACGCGAGTTTTGCTTTACGCACTGCTCGCGGCTCATCTACATCTTCGTCCCATCCAAAACTATCTTCAATTAAAAAGTTAATTTCTTCTTGGTCTAAATGTGATTTTGTTTGCTTATAATACTCTCTTAATAAAGTATCATTGTCTACGTTAGAATAATCATAGTTTAATCTTACATAATCTTCTAGTGTTCCACCAGTTTCATTCATAAAATCTACAACTTTAATTATATTTTCTGGTAACGTAGGTATATCTTCTTTAGGAACGTCTTGAGATATAACCGCTTCAGGTTTATCTTCTTGATCTTCCATTTTTTCACCGATTTCTACAACCTCTTCTTCTTCAGGTTTTTCTTCTACTATTTCTTCAATAATAGGTTTTACTTCTTCTTCGGCGGGCCGTACTTCTTCAGCCACTTTTTCGCTGTCGCTACTGTTTTCGGGCTCCTTGATAACAACATCGCTATCATTTGTCTCTTGTGTTTGAACGGCATCTTTTTCTTCTTTTAATTCTTCAGTTATTTCTACTGGTTTAGATAAATCTACTTTTATAGGTTCATCTGTTTTAACTAATTTTCTAGGTTTTTTAACCTTAAGCTTTCCAGCTTTTTCTTGTGTTTCTGACATAATATAATATAATAATAATTAATAGTAATTGTTAAATCTCATCAATAGATATTCCACCAAATTGATTAGATTCAAAATCTGTTGGTAAAGTATCATTTTGACGCTGACTTATCATTTTAGACTGTTGTGTAGCCTGTATTCTTGTTCTTTCGTCTTTACGATCTTCTATTTGTTTTTCTTTTTTTGTTTGAGCTTTTAGTTCAGCGTCTTTCAACTGCATATCATATTCAAATTGTTTAGCCATTTGCTCTCTTTCAATTTGAGCTTTTGTTTGTAGTCTTTGTATTTCAAAATCAGATTTAGCTTTTTCAATTTGTATTTCTGTTTCAGCAATAGCTTGTTTCTTTTGAACATCAGCCATAGCAGCATTTTCAGCTGATTGAGTGTTAGACTGTGTTTGAGCTTCAATGTTAGCCATCTGAGCTTGTTGATCGGCTTGCTGTTTTTTAATTCTTTTATATTTTAAAACCTGATTAGCTAATTGTAAGTTTTTTATTTCTCTAATATCAATAGCATCTTCTAAAAATATTTGATTCTGTTGTAAAGCCATTTGAATATTTTGCTCAAGCATAGCTTTTTCTTCTTCTTCAGGCTCTAAATCTAAAAACAAACCAAAGTCATACAGATGTAAATCATTTATTTCGTTTAATGTTGCTACATTAAATTTACCTATACTAGCTTTTAACGAATCATTTGTTAATGCAAAGTCTAACATATCAGAAACTCTTAGTGATATATTTTCACATGTTCTTAGCGTTAGATATAACATACTTTTTAATATATGCTTAGTTGCTGTATTAGAAGCATTTGCAGCCATTTTTTGTAATCCTACTAAAGCGTCTTTATCAGGCAAGCTACCATCTCTTGCTTCATTTAGACCGGTTACATCTCTAATCATTTGTAAATAATACTGATAAGTATTTATTAAAGAGTTTATTTTACCATTAGCGCTAGATGTTTGTAATTCCTGTATTGGTACTTTACCCCTGTTAGGATCACCATCTTGTGTTAATGATCTACCAACTATACTACCAGTTTGAAAATACATGTTTAACGCTTCTTGTGGATTATAATTTGTACCGTTACCTAAATCAACCTCAGCTAAACCGTCTACATCTACAAATACACCATCTGGCACCATCCTAGCAATAACTTGTTGAAGTTTTAATGAAGTTAATTGAATCATATCTGCAAAACCAGTTATACGGTTTACAAGTGAATCAATCCTACCTTGATACATATGTGGCGCAACCATACAGTAATTCATGTTTACTTTAGTTAAATCACTTTTAGGTCTTGTCATGTTCTGACACATTTCCCATCTTAACATTTGTTGTACGCCTAAAACTTTTGCACCACTAAATAAAACTTCAATAGATCTTGAAACTCTATCAAAATTATCACTAGGTGGTGGGTTAAAAAAGTCTGGTTTTTCTAAGGCTTTTTCTAGCCCTTGATCTGTTTGTTTTATTTTAAAAACTTGATCTATATATGTTTTGTATTCAAAATATAAAACTTGAACTAAATCGTTATTCCAAGGTCCTTTTAAATATCCTTCTTTACCAGGATATTTTTGTATCATTTTTAAATCTTCATTTGTTAGATCAGGAAACTCTTTTTTAAGTTCAGCTAATGTTATTGATTTAATTTCACCAACATAGTATATATCTTGAAAATTAGGATCATCTGTATATGACCAAACTAAGTTAGCAGGATTTACATAATCAACGGTTACGCCTTCTGCTTTGTTAAAGTTTGTTTTAACAGCTCCAATACCTATAGTAACAATATCTTCTACTAATCTTTTTTTAGTTAGTTCATATTTATTAAAATCTAATATGTTATTAATTACTTCTTCTTCAGCTATTTCAACTGATTGTTTGTAATTTAATTGCATATGAACTTCTAACTCTTCTTTGTTCTGAGGTAAGTTAGCAGGATCTAATGAACTATATATATCAACGCCTAAATTTTGTTTTATGCTATCTAATAACGGTTTACTCATCATGTCTCTCATAATAGAGTTTGCGTAATTAGTTCTCTGTTTTGTTGAAAACGGATCTTGAGCAAAAGCTTTTATTTCATAATCTTTAGATGATATACCATTTACTACTATATCTACAAACTTAGGTATAATAGGTACTGGTTTCCAGTCTAAATTTAAATAACTTAAATCACCATTTATTGATAATTCATCTTTATATTTTTGTACAGATTGTTCGCCCCTGCCATACAATCTTAATCTATTAAAGTTTTGATAACCAGTATTAAACCTACTGCTATTTACCTTTCCACCTCTAAACCACTCATACTCAATGGCTTGACCTACTTTAAGGCCATACTCAAAACTAAGCTTTTCCGCGATAGGTACCACCTGACTTGGAAACGAACTGTTAGTACTTGTTTCAATCATTTATAATTATTTTTGATTTATAACCTCTATTATCATATTTAGAAAAGTTTAAATTTACTTTTTCTTTAATAATTTCAGCAACTGGTCTATATTTATTTTTATTACAAGCCATAATAGCTAAACCAGAACTTATTGACGCATCATGCTTTGTTCTGTTGTTTATATTAAACGCCGCCCAGTCTTCTAGCGTTCTTTGAAAATACATTGTACCATATTGTTCATTATTGTAACCTACAAAGTTTTCAATATAAGATTCAATGGCTGCAGCATGAGCTTGTTTTACATCTTCACTTGAGTTAGGTATTCCACCTATTTCTTTTTCTGTAATAGATAATTTATAAGCTGTTTTATCAGGCCTGTTCATTGAGTAGTTTCTATAACCTCTACGTTTTAAATAGTATAATAGCCTTGGTTTATTATTTTCTGCTAACAAAGGCATACCGTAAAAATGCAAAGCCATTAATACATCTTCAAAAAACATTTCAGCTGTTTGAGGTCTAGCTATATATTCTAAAAAAAACAAATTAGGCGGACCGTCCATCATAAATTTTGTTAATCCGTGTAAGGCTCCTTTAGATCCTCTACCATCTACTGTTCCAGATATATCATAGCTATCACAACCAAAAGCACCCATGTGCTCGTTTGCTGGATATTTTTTACCGTTTTTTGTTATATATCTATTTTGTTGATGTACATCAGGCACCCATGAGATTAAAAATCTACCGTTTTTATTAGGAAAAAACTGTACGCTTGTATCTTTAATCCCACCTTCCCATTGAAAATTACCTTGTGTAATTACACCTGAGTGCTTTAAATCTTCATTATAATCAATTTGTTGATAAATTTTTGTTAAATTAAATAAAGATTTTCTAGTCTCATCTCTAAAAGCATGTTTTTCAGTACGTGGAAACTGTCTATATAATTCATTAAGTGCATCAGGATCATCTTTAAGACCATCTACTTCATTATCCCAGTGTTCAATAACCCCGATTTGTATCTTTTGACCATCGATTCCTTTAACTGCTTGTTTTGGAGTATCAAAGACAGGGTGTCCATAAGTATCAATGTATCCTTCGTAGTTCCATTCCATAGGTATAAACAAAGAATATAGTCCTGAGCTAGTCTGTCCATTGCGGTTTCTTTTGGTAACATCTGAATCATAGTATATTTTTTTATAGTTTCTACCCCCTTTATCTAAAGAGTTTGAGGTACTACCCATCATACACTTACCAATAATCCTGCTACCTAATCTTAATGTTGTTTTTGTTACGCGCCAGTTGTTTAATATATTTTCAGGTTTTTCCCATTTACCTGCTTCATCGTGAACTAATAAAGCTAGCTTTTCACCATCATAAGAGTTATCACCTGTGTTTTTCCAATCAATAGTTGTATCAAGACCAATAACTTCTTCTAGCTTTTCGTTATTATCCATTTTTTTACGTGTAAATCTAGATGCTGGAACTCTATAAGCAAGTTCTGTTTTAGGTCTATCCATACCATCTTGTATAGGTTTAAAGAAAAAAGGATAATTAACAGATATTGGAACAACTTTGTCTGTAAACATTTTTTTAGCATCTGGACCTGTTTTCGATAATATACCAAATCTTGAGTCACTAGATATAGTTGCTAAATTAACTGTTTCACCAGATGCCATAAAAGAAAAACCAGATCGCCTGTTTTTTAAATAACACATACCATAAGATCTTTCATCTGCTTTACAAGCTTCCCAAAAAATATAAAATAATCTATTAGCTTCTCTAAACTCTGCTCTACCTACGTCTATTTTACTCCACTGTAAATACATGTAATGTGTTCCTGTTATGTAAGTTGGAACACCTTTATTGTAAAACCAAAAACCTTCTTCTCTTCTTTTGAACTCTTCATCTATATATCCATGTAAACTTTCTTTAAAAGTGTCAGGATATGTTTTCCAGTCAAATATGGTTTTAATTTTTTTTAATTCTTTTCTAGGTTCAAATACTTCCCAGTACTGTTCTAGTTTTTTATTAGATCTTTTATAAACATTATCTTGTAAAGGTAAAGCTATACGTAAGTTTTGTATTTCATATATCTCACCTATTTTACCTGTTTTAGATATAACTATAATATCATATTCTTTGTTATAGCCATATTTCCATTTTTTACTTTTATTAAACCTTTTAATTAAATGTTCTTTTATAGGTTCAACTATTTTATATAATGTTTGTTTATACATTACTTAGATCTTCTTTCTGCAAAACCGCCAAAAGTAGTTTCTTTTTTTTCTACTGGCTTATTATCTAATATATTTTTTTCTTCTTCAATACGCGTAAGTATTTCAAAGGCATCAAATATAGCAAGCTTTTTTGTAGCAGCTGCATTTTTTAATCTATCAGCAGATATATCATCTTCTGAATCTACTATTGGTTCTTTTGCAACCTTAATTAACTCATCAACTGCTTTTTGCCCAGCTTGGATTATATTCTTCTTCGTTTCCTTGACGTTCATATTTAATTACAATATCATTAGATTTCATACAGTAAAGACGCTTATTATCTACAATAAAGTCATATTCTCCATAAGGAGTATAACCTACAACGTCTCCCTCGTTGATTTCTAGCGCTTCTAATGAACTATTACCATATTTTAGTATACCAATAAGGCTTTGCTCCAAAGAGGCGTTTATTTCGTCATTGTTTTTTAGTGGCGCTACAAAACATCTATCACCAAAAGCTTTCCATTTATTAGTTTTTTTATATAAATATATTTGATCTAATTGTACAAAATATTTATTATCTTTAAAAAAAGCTCTACTATTTTTTTCTTTACCGTTAATATCATAAAACCTTCTAAAAACATTGTGATGAATTAAAATTAGATCACCAGGTTCTACAACTGTTTTATAAGCTAACGGTGTTGAAATTACTTTTGCAACGTTATTAACTGATTTATAACTTTCAAGCTCAGTGTTTATTATTAAGCTTTTGTCACCTACTGAAACAATATTGTTATATCGATGGCCATATGGCTCAACGATAAAATCAAATAAACTGTTCATTAATACTCTAAATCATACTCAACGGATATTGCCATGTTAGAATTAAACTTCTTCCACGGCAATACCTCGTCATTTTTTTTGATAAAAATGTTATAAGAATTGTCTTTTTGTTCAGCTATTATATGTGATATAGTATGACCACCATAAACAGACTGACCAACAGAATAATGCATTGCATCGGTTTTATAATCAGAACCAATACTGATTTTTCTTATAACTGATGACATTATTCTTCTTTTTTATCCTCTTCTTTTTCAATTGGTTCATATGTGCCATCAGATAAATTTATATTTACTGATCCATACTGCTCTTCAAGTTCTTTTTTAAACTCTTCAGTTGCTTTATTAACCTCATGAAATTTTGCTAATACTGCGGTTTTTTGGACTTCTAATACTCCAGTTTCATTTAAAAGTTGATTTAAATCTTTTTGAAAATCTTGTATTTTTTTTAATTGGTCTTCGGTAATTTTTTTACTCATATTAATTTAATTTAATTGTTTATTTATTTAACTATTAATATAGTTACACGTTTTATTTATTTTTTAAATATACTTGTAACCTTTTCTCCACTTCGTCCGCCGAAGTAGGCTAAAACAACGGCCATCATAACTTTTTCAAAAGTATCGTTCCATGTTTCACCTATATGAAACGGTATTGTATCTACACTATCAAGCAAGCCTGCTAGCGAAAACACAACAATACACCAAACTAAAACTAGCGGGCGTACATTTTTTGAAAGCCATGAATCTGACGCAGAGTCTGCTTGCCACCTTGCAGTGATAGACTCCATCTCTTTATTCTGTTGCTCGTATATTAATTGTTGTAATTTTATTTTGTCATCAGAGCTTACATCTGATTTACCTATAGCTGCTATAGCTTCACCTGGTGATGTTACTCCTTTTAGCACGTTCCCTAAAGCGGGATTTACTATTGAAGCAGCACCAAATAAAAGTTTACCTACAGTACTTTCTGCGAATTTCTTTTTAGGTTTTGACATGTTATTTTTTGTATACGCTCCAAGCTTCTTTTTCCCAAGGAAGTTCTATAGAGCCTTCGTTCATTTTTGATCTGGGATATACTTTACCTTTCCAATACACATTTTTATCATCATAATCAAGATCACCTCTTTTCATTTGATTTATGTGTACCATTTCATGTTTAATAACCTCCTTACGTTCAACAGGAGAATTAACATCTTTGTCAATTAAAATAGCACCATTTCTGTCTGCCTTACCAACAACACCATCTTCTAGTGGAACATTATATATAGGCGTACTGTCAATAGGAAAAGGTTGCTTAATTTTAAAAGCCATTAGTTTTGTTTATAAGGAAACATTTTATTTAAAAAAGTTTTTCGGCCTTCACAGCCACAGGGTATATTTAAACCCTGTGATACTGTGTCAACCAACTTTTTAATACCAGTTGCTTTGGTTACTTTTTCAATACTGTCTCCTAAGCCTCTAGATTTCATTAAGACCAAACAACATTTGAAACTGTAATTCCTGAAGGAAGCTGTACTTTTGCTTTTACTCCTCCTGGATTAGCTGATAACGCATAGTTAATAGCATCTCTTACAGACGGTGTTGTACCTGTAGTATCGTGAGTAATTGTACACTCATCGATTATTCCACCGTTATATTTAATAATTGTTGATGTTCCAGAAGCAGCGTCTACGCCAACAACGCCGTCTGCTCCTATTAATACATTACCTCCATCAAGACCTGATCCTGATGAAAATACTTCGATAAATTTTGCCATAATTTTGATTTTTGATTTTTGTTAATGATTTTTGTTAATGTATTTATGGGCGAGTTTTATACAGACTCTACTGTTTTTTATTTTTTCTTATGACCCATTTTAATTGGATCTTTCATTTTCATTGGCTCCTTCATATTTAAAGGTTTTTTACCATAAGCTTTTAAAGGAGGGTTTTTCATCTGCATCGGATCCTTCATCTTCATTGGATCCTTCATCTTCATTGGATCTTTCATTTTCATAGGGTCCTTCATCTTCATGGGTTCTTTCATTTTCATTGGATCTTTCATTTCAGGTGCGGCTTCTATCGCTCTCTTTAAATGATCTGGTAATTTATGTTGATTACCTTTTAATTGTTTATCTAAGGGACCTCTTTTTGAAGTTCCTGGTTTCATTTGAAAAGGTCCTTTTTTCATTTGAAACATACCTTTTTTCATAGTCATACCTGCTCTTTCGTCGACAGGCATGTCTTTCATTAAGTTCTTTTTTTCTTGTTTAGCTGATTCCATTTTTAATTATTTAGACTGTGAGTGTTTAGACATAAATGATCTGTCAGCAATATTATTTTCTAAATAATGTAATCTTGCTTTACCAGATAAGTTTTTGTTGTATGCTTCTTTAGCATCGTAACTTGCGTCTTTTTTTAAGTTGTTTTTCATTTTAATAGGATCATATGGACTTCCGCCATACTTTTTAGTGTATTTTTTTTCTTTTTTAGTAAGTCTATCTTCAACTCTATAAAGTTTATCTCTATCTTTATCGTAGTTTCCACTAGTATATTTGTTTGAACCGTAGCCTTCTACAACAGCATCATACAAACCTTTATGTTTATCAGATAGCTTGTTGATTTTTTTCTTTAATTTTTTTTGTTTATCTGGCATAACTATAATTTTAACTTAATGCAACTAAATTTTCTACGCCACCTTCTGTTCCTGTGGCAAATACTTGTACTACGCTAACCGGTAATATTTCACCTTTAACTGGATTGTGAAAAGTTACTGTCTCGTTGTTTACGGTTAATACTTTTAATTTTGCGCTTTCAGCATAAGTATATGTCAATGTAGCATCTGCTGCTATTGTATCTGCAGCTGATAAAACATAGTTACTAGCATCAGTTACGGACGCTATAGTTAAGCCAGTTGTGGGTAAACCAGTTCCTTTAACTAACATACCTGCTTTAATAAGCGGGTTTGGAGATTTTAAACTAACATTTGTTGAGTTGTTAACTGCGTTATTGTCAGTTGTTGTTGTTACAGGTAGCGTAGCTGGAGAATCACCAACATATAAGTTGTACTGTTTCCAAGCACCTTGTGGTATATCAGCTTTAGTTCTACCGTCTATAAGTAGTGTATCACTAACTGAAGGTGATACAGCAGAACTGTAAGCTTCTGTGTAATAATTTCTAATCATTTTTTTTATTTTTTATTTTTGTGTTTATTACAAAAGTTTCTAGCAGCTTCTTTACTACCAAAACCCCATTTTTTTAGAGCCATTTTAAGTTTAGTAGGCTCACCTTTAGCATCTTTTAATGCTCCAGCCATACCAGCAAATCTACACGCAAAAGAAACTCTACGTTTACCTGTTCCGGACGTTTGTCTAGTTCCAAGTGTTTTACCTGTTTCTTTTTTATGCTTAGCTCGCATTGCGCGATTTTGTTTTTCGTAAGCTTTTTCTTTTATATTGTTAGGTGATTTACTAGCCATAATTTATTCTCCACATTTTTTACTAGGATCATCAACTCTTCTCCAGTCTTCTTTTTCAAACCAGTCTCTTAATGTAGCACCTTTTTTTCTAGCACCTTTTACATTTGTTTTTGATGATCTTTTATATTTACCTTTAGCACCGGCAGATTTTTTAGCATTTACTAATTCTTTTCTTTTTTCTTTAGACATGCTTTTTATTTTAGAAGCAGGTAAACAGGTTTTTGTTGTGCCTCCTCCTTTTTGTTTTGTAGCCGGTGAATCAGAAACTTTTACGCAACTACCTTTTGAAAACTCTTTTGTACCAGGTTTTCTTTTATAACCTTGCCAGCATGACAGTGGATTATTTTGTATATAAGGCATTTGCTTTTGTTTTATAATGTTGATACATTGCTTTACCTAAATCTAAACCGTTTTGGCTATCAGAAGCGTAATGTAATCTACCTATATTTCTACTTAAAGATATATTGTTAGCTTCTTTCATTATTTGAGATCTTAAGTTAGGATATATATCACTTAATACTAATCCTATTAATTCAGCTTGAGCTGAGTGACCTGAAGGGTAAGCTTTTGTTTTAGCAGATTTTAAATCTACAACATCTAAGTTTATATTATAGTTTTTAGCTATTTCGTTAGGTCTTGATCTTTTATGATAATTTTTTAAATTTAATATTGTTTCTCTACTGTTATTTATTAAATACTTAACTAAATCAGAAGGAAACTCATAACCATTTTTTTCTATTATCTTTTTAAAAACGTCATAAACTTCGTCATAATACTTAACGAAACTTACATCTATTTTTAAGTTATCAATATCTTTTATTTCTTTTAAAGTTGTTAAAGAATTATCAGTTGGTGGTTTTTGATTTTTAAATTTAATTAAATTAAAATCATCAAATATATTCATCTTTTACAGCCGTGCATATTGATAAACCAGTTAGCCAACTGCACGTCTCTTTTTGTAGCTCCTGGTCGTGACTTTAGTTTTTTCACTTTACCACAAGTCACATCACCTCCATATAATTTATTTATTCGGGCTTTTAAAACTCCTCTATAAGCTTTAGGCATCTTTGCCTAGTTTTTTCATAGCTTTATTTCTAGCACATTTCATTTTGCTAGCATAGCTAGGATTTTTTTTACGATTAAAAACTATTTGCTGATTTAAACTACCTACAATAGCTTTTTTATTACCTTTTCTACTTTTAATAAGCCAACTAGCAAGAGCATCACAAGATAAATCTTTAAACTTACCTTTTGCATCAGCATATTTACTGTCTTTCCACTCTGGTCTTTTTTTAGCCATTACTTCTTTTTTGATTTACCCATTTTACCAGGTCCACCAGCTTTAGTACATCTTACTCCCCAACCAGAAGCATAAGCACTTGGCCATACTTTAAATTTTTTCTTTGCAGCAGTTTTACAAGCTGGACTAATTTTACCTTCTAAAGGTGTTTCTTTTGCTTTTATTGCCATTATATTACTTTGTATTTAGTTTTACCTTTTTCTTTATAAGCTTCTAAACATCTATTTCTATTTGCTTCCTCAGAAACGTAGCTTACATGAACCCAATTTGGATTTGTTTCTGTACCAAACTCCCATATCATCTGATCGTAATCTAAATTAGCTTTAATCCAATTAAACATTTCAGCATTAGAAGCATGTCCGTAAGTATCGTCAATATCAATAGC